AAAACTCCAGAAGTTTGTACACCTATTATATCCGGGTTAGTTGAGCTTGTTCCTGCTCCTGCTTTTAAGCACATATATACATTGTTATTATCTGTAATAACAAAATACTTTTTGCTTTCAATATTTGTATCTTGATCATCATTCTCGATGTATGTTGTACCAGATACCCATAAGTTTCTTGTTGCGCAATGAACAATATCTGTTGCGTCTAGTTTCTTCATGGCAAACATGTTTTCCCATAAAGTGTTGTTTGCATAATCATTTTCGTATGGAACCGTTGGAGAGGTGTCGTCTGCCCAAGCATTCGGCCTTCCCAGTGCCATATAGAATTGGTTAGCTGCAAGACTATCTACGAACTTATTCGTTGTATCTAATCTAAATTTACTTGTAATAATTGCTGACATTTTATTTCCTCTGTTATATGTTTATGAATATGTTGATGTACAATCTTGCACGTAATAAGTTATATCACTATTTTGGTTTACTCCATTTACTATATATGGTCTAGTATATGTACTTGTATATGGTTCACCAGCTTGTACGGCAACGGTATCACACGTTAATTTCATAACCTCTTGGTTATGTTGTATCCTTATATTGTTATTTATAGCATCTTGAAGTGTATAATGAGCAAAGTTTGAATTTGGACCTAAATATCTAAACTTCATGTTATCCCAATGATTCTGCATTCCAATAATGCTGAACTCTGAACTACCTCTTGCAAAGTATGTCCAAGTTTTCTCTAAATAGCTTCCAACTTCATGGAATGAAACTGGACCAATTTGAAGTTGTGCTACGTTTATATTTATCAGACCAGCAGCTGCTAACCAGCCAGGCTGTACTTCATCATTAGTTGAAGTTAATAACTGAATAAATATTGATACTTCCCCGAAGAATATAAATCCTGCAGGGTGAATTAGTCTTGTAAATGCATTCTTCCAATCAGAAATATTTTTACCAGTCTTAAGAACATATGAAAACTTTTGATAATAATAAGAGTCTTGTATATATTTTCTATCTGATAAGAAACCATTTGCTGTAGTAAACAAACCTTTAGGATATGTCTTAACCACATCGCTGTTTGCTAATGCACTTGTAAATGTTAATTTATATTTAGTTGTACTTGATTCTGAATATACTCCTTCAGCATAATCTGTACCTGGAGTTTTATATACATCATTTACAAATACAATATCGTCATCAAAAAATGCAGAGTTACCTGCATCATTATTTCCACTTACGACTGTAGGTGTACCGGATATTGTAAATGTATTCCAAGGGGTATACTTAGATTGATTAATTTTAATATCCGCAGCTTGATCCGTCCAGTCTCCATCTGATGGAACAAGTAAATCTATATACGGAAAGTATGTCTCAACTTCATCATCATATATAGTTCTAAAAAATGATGTGATTGATTCAGGTGTACCTCTACTTCTATAGAACTCAATCAAATGCTTATAGAACATCCTTGGATCTGTAGCAAAGTCTCTAGGTATAGCAATACCAATTTCATTCTGAAGCTCTGTAAGTAATGTCTCTTCTACTTCATCAATATCTCTTTGGATATCTAATGCGTTAAGATAGAATCCAGATTTATTTTGACGTTCTAAATATAATGCATATACCTTAATGAACTCAATAAGATCAGGATATGAAGTAGCTACATGTTCCGGTATTAAGTCATTAACATAAGATGATATATTATATTTACCGATATGGGCCATTAGCAGCTAGCCTCTGTTTCGTAATCGATTCCAGCAGTCGTACCACCAGTAGCCATAGTATCAATTGTTCCTGTTATAGTTGCGCCTGATGTATCAATAGTTAGTAATTCATTTCTCATAGGTTTAATATCATTCGATGCTGGATTAACTTTAACATCGATTGTAGTTTGTCCAGTAGGAAGTGCAGTTGGATTAAAGCCATTTAATGTAACAGTTCCAGTAGTTTCATTTACCGAACCAGCATTTGTATTATATATTATTCCATTAGCATCAACGATTCGAATAATTCTTGTACCGCTTGAAGTATCATAGAAGTCTTTTAACATACATTGCTGACCACTATATGTAAATAAATTTGATGACACATAAGAACCAAGAGTTGATGTAGTACCATCTAAACTATCTAACTTTTGATTAAACTTAAGTGAGTATGATGTTGCTGTACCAAGCACTGGTATGATCTTCTTTGTCATTCTAATACGAGTGATGTTAGATAGGATAGCAATATTAGTATCGTCTATTTTCTTCATAACATTACTTGCTCTAAATACTCCACCAAAACTTTTTAGTACGTCGGTATTATGTGAGATAAGTGAACTCCTTACTGATGTTGCCAAACCTTCTGCAGTTACTGAAGCAAGGTTCGGATTAAATTTAAAGAAAACCTCTAAATTAATATACGTATACTCAGGGTCAAGAAGGACAGGAGTGATACTTACAACATTTTTAGGTTTAAGAATATTTCCAATGATTGTTTCCTTTTGTACTGTGGTTAATACATCAGCCGATAAAGGCTTGATACTAATATATACTTTACCATAATCAGGTACATCATGATCTTCACCACCCCATACTGATACTGCTTCAACGTCAGCAAATTCGTTTTTAATAATAGCTTTATAGTCATCTGGTGTAACAGCTCTGTTTTGAGATACGTGAGCAAGAGGAGCATTAAATTTAATTGCCTCTTTAGTTTCTCTTGCTGCACCACCAGTAGCTTTAGTCACAAGTGTCATCGTCTCATCGGTATTGCCATTAAGTGTTCCTGTCATAGTAAACACTGTAGCACCATTCACATTAACACCAGTAGGTATATGTGAATATTCTATCTCAACACTGTTACCATTGCCTGGTCTCTTACCAACAATGTTATCACCAAATTTAACTTCATAATGCCCGTCTCTTCCTTCTTCTAAGAAGAACACTTCACTTGAACCATCTAAGTCAACTATATTACTATTAAGAGAATAAACTTTAGCTGCTGATGTTGAATTTGAATCGGTAACTGTTACCTTAATCGAGCTTGTGTTAACATTTACCATAGGAAGTATATACGATTCGAAATTATTATTTTGGAATGTGTATGTTATACTAGTTAATACCCCTTGTTCAATTGCAACATTAGAGAAATTCCAACCATCTGTTGAATCAAATACAATATTTTCTGTAACTGAATTAAACATTGGATATGTGACACCATTAATTATTGTTTGGAATGTAGTACCTCTTGGCATTGACAAAGGCAATGGAGCATTAGCAGAATCATGATTCCATAAAGGAGTTGCTGTAGTATCGTAATTCATTTTAACATCGACATAAGCAACCGAAGGGGCAATAGATCTTGGAGTATATCCTAATAGTTTGGCATGAGATACAACTGAAGTTCGTAGCTGAGCTGTATCAAGAAATGTTTCATTCAAAGCGAAGTTCGCATTCATAGAGTTGATGTGTGTTATATAACTTAATACATCAATGATGGTACTCATCGCTGAGCCATCGTAGTTATAATCATTGAAGGTTGTATCTGTTGCCTTCATATAATTAACTAGATTTAATTTTATTTGGTCAAAGTCTAATTCACTTGCTGAAATTCTGCGTTCTATTGCCATTATCGTATTCTCTCTATTGTGGTAGCGATATCTAATATCTCGTTAGTTGATTTAACTCTACCGGTTACTGTAATATATACCATATTCTCATCGGGCTTTGCGTTAATATTAGTATTAAGTACCTCTATTCTTGGCTCGTAATTCTTTAAAGCTATATTAACACTTGTTCCCATGTTCGATGCTGTTACATTTGTCATGTTCTCAAAGAGATATGCTCTTAGGTTTGCACCAAAATTATAATCAAATGGTCGTTCACCGTGATTAGTGCGAAGTATATTAAGACAGCTTTGTATTACCGCTGCATTGTTCTTCTTTATTCCAATGTCATTGGTATTAGGATTTTGCTTAAAAGTAAAATCTAAATCTTTATACGTTTCTTGTCGTGCTATCTCTGCCATATATCTTATTTATACTAATTAATCGGACCACCCGTTCTATCTTGGTTAACATTGTTCTCATTATGGACATGGCCATCTAATATAAGTTTATCAGTAGCGTTACTAGTAGTTGTTATACCTTCAATTGACAAATTCTTAGTAATTGCTACATCGCCATCTAATGATATTATTCCTGAATATGTTGACCCAACATCATTAGTATATTCTGATTTTATTGTTAAAGTTTGTGCAGTCTGAGCTAATGATGATTGTGTTATCGATATATCACCCACGCCGGTTAGACTAGTTGTACCAGTTATTTCTGCCGTCATATTGCCAGTAACTGTTGCTGTCATATTGCCAGTGATAGTTGACTCAGAGTTACCTTTTACATCTGCAACCATATCGCCACCAACTTGTGTAGTTA